GACCCATTACTCTTAACATCGAAAAAATATTTAAATATAATTTTATAAATCTCTTGACATTTAACAGTAATCATGTTATAATATTTATAGAAACAAGGAGTTAAGCTTAAAACATAAGGAGGATTAAGATATGAAGAAATTAATTAAAGAGGATATTATTAAAAGTTTGAGGGTAAAATATGCTCGCTATCTACATTTATCAGCAAACGTATTAGATGGTGACGAATATTTGATAGGGGTATACGATGGAAAAATGCGTATGATACAAGAATGTATCGCTCTTATAGAAATTATGGAGGATTAAGATATGCCCTTTCGAGTCATCTAACGCCAACTATAAAAGGAGAGGGTCATTTAACCCTCTCCTTTTATTTAACCATTTTATTTAACTGGTTCCCAACCATCCAATACTATTGTTCCAAGTGCTGAAACCTGTAACCATAAGCAGTTAGACTCCAATTTAGTTAACGGTTCTCCTGTGAATACGGCCGTTGACCCACCCGGACCTGTAACATAGCACATCCACGCACTACCGTTATACGATGTAATGGCAGCTATACAATCTCGCTGATAAACCACCTTAGAATTGTTTATCGTAGCTTCACCACCAAACAAGGCTGTTGAATTAATCATAATTGACCCTGTACACGTAAACGGTAATTTATAAACCGGAAAAGCTGTGAACGATGTTCCGTCGGCAAGCGTGATATCAACATGTTTAGTTAACGTGCCGATAGAAGTTAATTCCAGAGAGCCGGATATCTCCATAATTTTTAGATTTTCATTATACAAATAAACAAACCTTCTATAATTCGCCGGGCTAGCTTTAGTTATTTCTTCAATTACCTGTACATCACTGGCTTTAACATTTCTAATTTTCCAGTTTCCGTAACCTAAGGCAATTTCAGAATTGGCTAGAGCTTCGTTTGCCGTGCTTACAGCTCCACCTGCTGCGGTCTGAGCATTAGCAGCCGTAACATTAGCGGCATCAGCTTTAGTGTTAGCATTATCTGCCTGCTCTACAGCTCCGTTAGCAGTTTCTTGAGCCGCTCTAGCCGTTTCCAAAGCTGAATTAGCTGTGGCGTTTGCGCCACTACCACTATCATAAGCGTTTTTAATAGCCGTATCAATTGAGCTAAAAGCTCCATTAACATCTGTTAGCCAAGCTGGTTTGTCAGTCCCTAACCACTGTGGCAAATTATAATTTGGTGTTTTGTTTGTAAAACTCATAATTAAATCCTCCTTAAATTTTTATGCAGCTACGCCATTGAAATCATAATCAAAGGCGGTAATCTGTTTACCATCATAAACGCTCGCTGTTAATTCAAGCGCGTCATATTCCGCAGCGGTAAGTGCTCCTGGCTGGTGCTGAGTAATTAACCAATTAATTATATCTTTATAAAACACCACTTGACCTGTTATAGGACTGCGCATATAAAATCTTTCATCGGGATAAAGTAATTTTTTGCCGTATATGTCATAATCAAAAGCACTTAAACCCCTGTCGTCATAATCGGAAGCGTTAAGATATAAATTATCATACTCTTGCGCTGTTAATGCGTAATACTTAAACACCCACGTCATGTAATTAAGTACATCTTGTAACACTTCTAACTTTCCAGTTATGGGATTAATCACCATAACCTTTTGTATCTCCGGAATCATGTCAATTACTTTTTGTATTTCTTCGTCAATGTAGGTTTTTAGTTTTCCGTCCTGTGCGTCAACATATTGTCTTAAATAGTTTAATTGATTGTTAATGTTTATAGTTAATTCGTTAATCTTTTTTATTACCCATGTTTGCTGTTCGTCAATAGCATTTTCTACAAACATTTCCAATGCTTTCATTTTAGCTTCATTATCTGCTAATTGAGCATCAACTTTTATTTGCAGAGCGTCAAATTTAACGTTTAATTCATTTCTTAAACTATCCACTTGGTCATCAACATAATCCGTGAAATCATCACCGAAACCATTTACCGTTTCAATGACCTCGTTCATTTTGTATTCTATGCGACATAATTGTTCGTACAGGCTCATACAGTCGCTGAATGTTAATGGTAAAATAGATTTTAACTTAATAGTTAACGGAGCTATATCGTTTGACATTGAATCCTCCCTTCTAATAAATATTCATAAATAATTCTGACAGTTCTTCGATTATCATCATATCTATATTTATAAACGTATCGCGGTATTCTTGCAAATAAGAAGAAAAGCTGCTTCCACCACTTTTACCAATTATATTTTCAATATAATTTTCAGTTGTGTTTGCTTTTTCGTTTTCGTCAATGTTTGTAATACCATCATTTGTGCTAGTTGAATGACCTGTTGCTTCACTGTTTACTGACGTATAAGTGGTTAAATATTTTAAATCTGTAACATTTTCTATTTGACCTTGTGGTGTGTCACTGTAACCTGTTCCGCTTTTTCCCGTTTCTGAACTATCTACTGTTATGTCGTTTGTGCTGTCAGTTTTACTTTGTTTGTCTCTTGTTTCGTCTTGTTTTCTGTCGTGCACCCTGTTAATATCCGTGTCATGCATTGGATTAAATTCAATTGTCGCGCTTTTGTAAAGTTGGTTATAATAAGGCATTATTTCATTCAGTTTTCGGTTAAGGAAAAACTTAAATTTTCCATAAGTTTCCAGCCCGATTTCACGAAACCAATAATGCTCCATTATCTTTGTCTCTATCACGTTTTTGTACTGTGGGTCATACAACGGATAGTTAAAATCAAACAGCAAAGGTCTAGCTTGATTGATAACATCATAGGTGTTAGTTAATCCGACTCGGTGTTGGACTCCGGTGATTGATTCGCAAATTGTTCTGAGTTCTGTTGTGTATTTTGCCATGGGTTTTCACCTCCTCCATACTGCCTGTATCTAACGTCCACCTCCGCTTCCAGTTCATCCGCAAAAAGCTCGTTAATCCATTTACATGCATCTTTTCGGGTATTAAGCATCGTAAAACGTTGTGCTCTTAGTAACTCTTCGTTGCTTTCAACTTCATCGGTAATCAGTCTTTCTTTTTTGTCGATATTCGCGTTATCAATACCTAAAAATGTCAGTGCTTCATTCCAAATCATATTTTTGGCAATCATAAGTTGTGGATACCGTTCGGGAACATCTGTCTTAATACAGCTAATGGTATTTTCCTGTAAATGTTTATCTCCAAATATAACTGGGTAATTTCCGTCATATTTATCATAGACAGCCTTTAACGTTTTCTGTTGCGCTTCTGTGCCATATAACAATAATGGTGTTTTTTGTCCATTTATGTTTACGTCAATAGCACGTTGGATGTTTGTTAAACGTTCTGCAAAAAGCTGTATTGACAAAGCTGTAGGCTGACGGAGATAATTATTCCACACAATTACACTGTCCTGGTCGTCGCATTGCTGATTAAATCCTGTAATGTCATAAGCCCTTCTTCTTATCGGTACCCGATACATGTTAAGTGGACCTTCCAGCGTGCACTGTAGTGTAAAAAACCCTTTGTTTAAATGGTCCTGAAAAAATAGCGCATAGCCGAATTCAAAGAGAATTAGCTCCAAAAAACGCGCGTCACACGTTGGGGGTAAGTTTATCCATTCAAACTGATTGATAGCTAATTCTTTCAATCTGTAATAATAGTCAAAAAATGTAGCGTTGTTAAACCATTGTGGATTCTTGTCACACACGTCCAAACCGTTAAGATTAAACCTTGTCTTTCCCATTTTCTCACCCCCTTACTTACGTATAGTTTACTTTACCAAAATCTCTTACGTAGTAATCTCCGCCTTGGCCTATAACTGTTGTTTTTTCAAACACTCCATCGGTTCCACCTCCGGGTTTACCAGTATTACCACTAATATATGTGATATTATTACCATTTACAGCCGATACCACACCACAATGGTGTAACACTGTAGCACTTTGTTTTGTTATAAAAAATAGCACGTCTCCTGGTTCTGGCAGTTGCCCGCCTACCTCAGCTTTCCAGGTTGACCCCATTGCTGTCATATCATCATACAATTTTTGTACAGCAGCGTTAGGTGGTACTTGGTCTGATACACCAGCTTCGTAAGCACAATAGGTTAAACACGTACAGCACCATGCGTCTTTAACATAACTGCCGTAATACCATCGCTGAAACATTCCGATAGTTTCATCCCATTCTTGTGCGCCAATGTACTTACGCATTACTGTGTCAATCCTTGTTTTGGTTGGTACAGTTGTATAAATTGCTTCTATGCTACAATCGTTAGGTGGCATAATAAATACAGATGGAGTTGTGCTATCATCAATAAACTGTCCCCCATTGTATGTTACCCAACGTTGGAAATTTACTGTAGTATCAGCAGCAATTTGCACGTTTTCGTATGCTTGATAAGACCCACTTCCAGTTCCCCCTGTTACAGTTAAATTATACTTGTCAGTTGGTGGTGGTACAGGGGTTCCACCGTTGTCGCGTGTGTAATCTCCTACCCAATCGCCATGCCAAAATGTAACACCATTATCTAACATTTCTTTGATTTTTACAAGGTGCGGTGTGGGTGCTCCGCCTATGACCTTTGCGTCAACTGTTTTAACGTAGTTCCAGCTTGGTCTACCCGTAATGTTAGGGACTTTTACACGATTAACACGATACCCAAAAGCGCTAAAATATTCGTCAATGCTTCTTGCAATTTCTGCCTTTATGGTTTTCTGTTCCAGCATGAATCCGTATTTGTATAATGACACATTGGTATAACCGTTTCCGATTGTACCGCCGATAGCGTTAGGTATAATGCTATGCACTTCTTTTTCTTCACGCATGGATGATACTTGGTTATTTAATCCACTAAACGTACTAGCTGCAAAATTAGCTACACCGGCACCAGCTAAAACAGCGTTTCCACTTAAGGCTCCCCCTACCGCCAACAAAGAATTTGTTGCAACATTAAAATCATTTCTGTCAAGTTGATAACCCCATCTAATAGATTGGTTTGCTAACCAACTAGCATACACGTTATTAACCCATGTACATTGTGGGTAGTTTCCTAACGCTACAGATTCGTTAAAGTTTGTTGTTACACCTTTATAATCCTGCGGGTAACATATGATTCTTCCGTTAGGGGTTGCAACACCCCTAAATACTACGTTTGGTGTGTTACCACTAAAAAATTCATAACGTAAAATGACAGCATTTCCTTCGTTGTTACTTATCTGTAAGCAGCGATATGGATAACATAATAACTTGTTATTTTTTGGTGTGTACCCATTAAGTGTGTTTGTGTTAGGCACGGAAAGATTTGTTGCTGTCCTTACACTAGCAGGTAAATATCCTCCGCTGCTTCCACCGGGCACAATATCTTTAGGCACCATGTACATTGATACAATAGCGTCTGTTTTACCCGCGCGATTAATTGCTTCAATCAGCGTTGGTAATAGTGACCCCGTTGTCCAGTTATCAGAATCAAATAAATAGTAAGACGCTCCGCTGTATATACCTGCGTAAACATAACCACCAGCGGGAGGAAATGACGTATCCTTTAATTCCACGGTTGAGCCTACTACAATCCACCAGTCCGTAAAATTTTTTTGAGTGAACGATGTGCATACGTAATCGCCTAATGCTAAACCCTCGTCAATTAGATTAGCCCCTATGCTATCATCATTAACATGTTCACGCTCCACAAAACAAGCTGGAATGTTTATGTCAAACATATAGGTTTGGTATGCATCAATCTCAAAGTAGACTTTTGTCATTACCTCGCTCTCATACTCGATGTTAGTGATAAATGCGTAAAACCATTTATCACCAAATTGTGGATTGCGGTAACATAAATAGTTACAATCTACTAACGAGTCATATTGTGCGGGGTATCTAATCATAGAGTTTTCACGCTGATAGGATAAATCACTTGCTGAATATTGGGTTTTTCCGGCAAAAAATGATTCCTGCGCTGCTCTGCTATTAAAAGTAAGCTGGTCCCTGTAGGTGTTATCAAGGGGTACCGCCCGGCATAACCGGACGGTTGTTATTGGTGCGAATGCCATAATATACCCCCCTTATTAATTAGGTTAAAGTAATAGTTGCAGTACCATATTTTGTATTATCCAGTTTGGATGTGGCGGTTACTGTAAGACTGTCTACAGTAATACCAGGTTTAATAGTGACAAGACCGCTGCTATTAACGCTAGCATTAGCGTCCTCTGTAATTGTCCAGGTCACATTATTATTAATAAGACCAGTTCCGGTTACAGATGCGGTAAGCTGTACTGTTCCACCAGCAGCCTTTGTTACGCTCGCCGTTCCAGGTATAACAGCTACGGTTGTTATGGATGGCGCTGTAGTTGTAAAAGCAACAACGTTTTTAAACGGGCTATAAGATAACGTTTCCCAATGATGCAGGAAATAGTTATAGTATAACCGGGATGCGACATAATCGCTAGTCATGGTTAAATAGTTATCAAAAACCATAAACCAATCTTCATCTGCTGCGATAGCGATTACTCCTTCTTTTTCCAGTCCACCAAAATCATCCACAATAACTCTTCGTCCGATAAAATTGGTCTTATCCATGTTAAAGGCGCTTGCCAAAACTTCAACGTCGACTGTGGCTGCAACACTTGAAAGGATAAATATAACCTGTTCGTCAAGCGGTGTGTGTGTGGTAACACCCATAAAATTGCTGTCACTACGCATAAAAGTTAAATCAAGGGCTGTCTGCCGGAATATGGTCATTGTCTTTTTAGCATTTACATCACTGTCCAGACCTGGAACTGTTACGGGCCTTAAAGCCCCACGCATCCCCGCTTCAAAAAATACATTTTTCATCAGCAGGAATTCATCATATTCGTCTGATGTGTAAACAGCTTCGATGATTTTAGAAACCAAATCTTCCACACCCTGGTAAGACAGGAAAGCGGTTCTTAAATCATCGTTCTGAATGGTGACAGGGTACTTATCCTGTCGGTTGCGTTTGTGAAACGCTGCAAGAACGTTTGGTAAACGTCTTTCAAACTCATCCTGCGCAGCCGTTTTTCCCTGGTCGTCCACCAGATAATACGGTTCAGCCTTAATGATATTTACAAAAATTTCCTCCACTGTTTCACCAAGGCTCATCATGCCCTTTTTAAACCGCTTAAGTGGGTTGTTGTAAGAACGGCTGGTGATAATAACCATACCAATTCTGTTTACAAGCGCATCCAGAAATTCGTTACGGGTTGCTTCATAGTTAAGAATCGGATTCCCGATTTCTGCAATGTTATCCTGGGTTGCTTCTGGAACTCTGTCTTTGTATGCCTGGGATGCGTCACTTCTGATTACATTTAAAAGCTGCATTCCGTTTGGCACTGCACTGTACTCCGCTGCTGCATACTTACTTTTTACTGGCATTTATTAATCCTCCTTCTCTGCCTTTTTCCATAAATCATCAAAGGACAGCTCCTTACCATCGTCTTTGATATCTTCCTTCTGTTCCCGTTCCATTTCTTCTTTTCCGGGGCGGTCGTCCCTGGAACCACGCATGCGATAACGTCTGTTATCATTCCGCAACTTGTCAACCTCAGCCATTAAGTCGTCGTAATCAGCGTCGTACCGGTCCAGTTCTTCTTCGTACCACTCAAACTTTTCCCTTAACTGCTGATACAGTCCGTCATAATCGGTTTCATCGGTTCCGTTACGTAACTGGTCCTCAATCTTATCATACCAACCACGTTCTTCCCGTCTGTCCTCTCTTGCATCTTCGGACCGTCTTTCATCACGTCGACCCCTCTGGTCTGTCTCATCGTCGTCTTTCCTACGATAACGGTCCTCCTCGTCGTTGCGTCTCCGGTAGTCCTCGCGCTCGTCAAAATCCCTGCGAGCACGTCTGGACCACTCTCTGCTTCTTGCAGCCATTTCTTTCCCTCCTTATTTATAATTGTTAAGGTCGTTTTTATCCATGATAACAGGATAATTGTTATACGCGATATCCATATCAACTTTTCCCTGTATTCCCGGAACCGACCCTTTATCTGTAGTCTGCCACATTCCACATTTGCGTCCTGGAGCATTAGCATAACGTGCAAACCACATATCATAATTTTTTGTTACATCGCTTGACTGATAGTATTTTAAGTAAAAGTCGTTGTTTGTGTAAAATCCACAATAAAAACCGTGTTTTTCCATTGTGTCACAAAACGCACGAGTACAGTCAAGCACAAAATTGCGAGTGGGTTTTACACCGTTTTTAGCAGCGTAAGATTCGCTAGCATATTCCCAATCATACATAATGGGATACGGTATTTTGTGATTTCCAATAAACTGCACTAATACGCGGGCTTCGTTAGCAGCCATTTCTGGTGATAACGGATATCCAAACCAGTATAAACCAAATGGTATGTTTAAGCGTTCACACTCTGCTATGTTTCGTGTAGCTTTATTGTCTATGGTGTTTCTACCAAATCCAGCGCGTATCATAGCAAAGTCTATGTTGGGCTTTACAGTGTCCCAATCAATCGTGCCCTGGAAATATGATACATCAATTCCTTTAAACAATTTTTTCGTCCCCCAATCTGTCTACTAACCTTGTCATCACAATCGTGTTATTGTTAATGACAGTTGCAAGATTATCTACCTCAGACTTGTGTCGTTCCTGGTTTTCGTTTCTGTCCTCGCGTTCTTTTTCCCCCCGGTCATATACATACCACGCCATGGCGACGCATGCGACAAAGGGGAAAGCATAGTTACTTAACAAATTCGCCCAATCCATTGATTCACCCCCTTTTCCTACTACTTTTAATTATATCAAAACCATTGACAAAAGTCAAGTAAATATGATATAATAATAAGAGATATATTGTGCTTGGAGGTGACAGCGTGTCATATTATGACGGAACAAAATTACTGAGCCTTTTAGATATTAATGGTAATAGGCCAGAAATATATATGGTAACGACAAATCGTACTGGTGGTAAAACGACTTGGTTCAGCTCGTTTCTTGTGAGAAAGTTTATTAAAAAGCAAGAAAAATTTATGTTGTTATACAGGTATAATTATGAGCTATCAGACTGCGCTGAAAAATTCTTTAAAGACATACACAATTTGTACTTTAATGACTACAATTTAAAGAGTCAGTGTAGGGCAAAGGGAATGTTTCACGAATTGTTTTTAAATGATAAATCGTGTGGCTATGCCGTAGCACTTAATAACGCTGATACACTTAAAAAATATAGTCACCTGTTTAATGATGTTGAACGTATGTTTTTTGATGAGTTCCAGTCAGAAATGAATAAATATTGCACTGATGAAATAAGAAAATTGTTATCTATACACACCAGTGTGGCTAGAGGTAGAGGTAAACAGGTGCGTTATGTTCCGGTTTATATGTGCGGAAATACGGTAAGTTTACTTAATCCATATTATACCGCTATGGGGATTAGTGACAGACTGATGAATGATACAAAGTTTCTTAAGGGTGACGGCTTCGTCCTAGAACAAGGTTTTATAGAATCCGCATCAAAAGCTCAGTTAGAATCTGGTTTTAATAGGGCTTTTTCCAGCAGCGATTATGTTGCATATTCTGCACAAAATGTTTACCTTAATGACAACTATTCGTTTATTGATAAACCGGCGGGAAGGGGGCGATATCTTGCGACTGTTAAATATCTTAATAAACATTATGCAATTTATGATTATGATAGCTTGGGTATCCTTTATGTTACTGACAGCTATGACAGCAGCTTTCCTTACAGACTTTGCCTTACGACGGACGACCATAATATTAACTACGTTATGTTAAGCAAAAACAGTCTTATGATTAATAATTATAGATTGCTTTTTAATCGGGGGTGTTTTAGATTTAAAAATCTTGATAGCAAACAAATGTTGCTTAAGTTATTGTCTTATTAGGTATCTGCATAGGTGTTGCAATATTTACATAAGCAGATGTCACACCGTCAAAAGTGCTGCAAGTGTTTTGGGTTATGACAGCCCACTTATTGTACCCTATGTTATAGATATAAAAAGCCCGGCTTTTATAGTCGGGCTTTTAATAAGTACTTGCGCAAATACTTACGTTTTGTTAATTCTGCTCCCGTTTAAGCTCTAAAATTTGCAATAATGTTGTATATGGTTCATATTTTGGATATCTGCTATAATGTCTTTTCTTTTTATTTTTCTTTCTATACACTGGTAAACCGTGTAATTTTCTATAATTATTAATACCTCGCATTCATAGCAAATTTTAGTAGTCTCTTTTCCATTTTTATTCCTCCTTAATTTATATTAACATAACGCTATAAATAGATAGTCCCGACGCAATCATTAATAAAATTATCGTAAAATATGTTAATATATTTCTTAAAATATTATTTTGCAACAAATCTGCTATTATAGTCAAAAAACAAACAGCTATAGCTATTATAATAAATAATACATCTTCCAAAGTTAATCCTCCTTAAATTTTCTTATCTGTTTTTTTGTCATGTGATAACCCTTCTTCTCCAACACGATTCCACCAGGCATTCTTACAGGCTTTAACCCCTCATTAAGTTTAAGGCCCTCCTTAAAATCTGTTATATCGTATTTCTCTAAAAATTCTTGCTTTGCATCTTCTGACATTCCAGCGCACCTTATGTTATAAAACGGTTCAACCTCTTTTCCATCAACGTGTGTTACGTGTTCCATATAAGTTTTTTGCCGTACAAATACAGCTTTATCCCAATATGATTCTAGCTTCCATGCACAAAATGATGTGGAGTGTATTATAATTCCCTTAACTTCTTCGGGTTTTCCGCTACAATGAATAGAATCAGTATCACAATAAATAAAACCATCTTTATCTACACCGTGATAATTTGCTTGCGCTGCATTAATTACAAATCGTCTTGCGTATGAGGTTATGGCACTTCCTACAGCTATAAAACCCGGTTTCTTTTCGTGTTCTTCAACAATTTCAAAACCTAACACATTTTTACTGTTGATGTATGGAACCTTATAGCTAGAGCTGTCATTAGCAGCAAACTTTCCGTACAGATTGTTTAAGTACAGTTTAGCTAATTCTCGTTCGGCATCAACACTGTTTTCTTTAATCTCTTTGTACTTGTACATGTATGAGTCAAACAAACCTATTGCTTTTAGAAAATAACACCCGTCAAGCACTTCAAGGTCTATTGGATTATAGTGTTTCAAAAATAATTCGTAATCTACACATGTCATAGTCATTGTTACATAACTGTCGTGTTTCACCCCTTGTTTCATGTAATATCGTTTGTATGTTCCACTTTGATAGTCGTAATAATCGCTAGTAGTCAGATAATCTGTTCCGTTATATAGTAGTGTTCCTTTTATTTGTACCGTAGGTAACATTCCATCTTTAATGTTAAATCTGCATCTTATCCTAACAAAATAGTACTTGTTATCAACTTCTTTCGGGATATCTCCTTTCCAAAACATAGGTTTTCCTACTGGATAAAAGTTGCCAGATTCACTTGACATATTGGAAGGATATGAGCTATTAATATCAGCTGTCCAACCGTTGGAGTAAATCTTATTTTCTTTTCCCTTAACTAGATAACAGTAACCGCCACGGTATGAATGACGTATGTATGCATCTGCATTAGATTCGCCATATAAATCGGGGTCAATTTCAATTTCTGTTAGGTTAGGAAAAAAGTTCTTAAAATCTGTCTTATCATAGGTACTTTTAAATTCCTCTAAACAACAAGACCCAATTGTAAGTTTTTGGTGTCCTCTTTCAAACATTATTTCAAGAGCTTCTTTAACAACTAACACGTCATTAGCTATGTACTCTTTTTCTTCGTCGGTTATTTCACACCCAGCGTAACGAAAACCTTCATATTCCATGTCGAGCTTTTTGTGTTTTGTCTTAAAAGATTTACCGATTCGCTTTACACTAAAAGGCAACAATTTTAAACTGTCTCTAAACTCTATTACCGTTTGACCTTTTTTAATTGTAATAGTATACCAAGCTCCACGGTCACTGATAGCGCACTTAAACTCGTTGGTTTTCATTTTACCCTCTGCCACACGGTTCCAGCTATATCCGTTACGCAATAACCAGTCAACGATAAAATTTCCGTCAAACTTAAGGTTATGAAAATATCCAACAACGTTCACATTAAGACTAAAAATGTAGCCTAAAAAATCTTGGATGCTATGTAAAATAGTGACAGCTTCCGTGTTCAGTTCAACTACAGCAGCAGCCCATACCTCAGTGTATTGCTGGCCTTTATAAACCGTTGTTTCAAAATCGCATACGTAATATTTATAGTTGCGAGTCCGCACATCTTTATACCCTCCGTGTTAAAATTCGTAATTATCAACATCCAAAAATTCTTCATCAGCTTCCATAGCTTCCAAGGCATCTTCCATGACCTCCTCTCGCCCTCCTTCACTTGCGCCGATTAGGTTAAGGATTCCGTGCAGCTTTCCAGTTAAAATTTCTGAATCTGATACACCCTCCCATCCGGGCCACTGTCCCTCAGACTTAGCTTTCTCTAATGCTTCGGCAAAATCGTCCGGTCCATATTTTAACATTGAGCGATTATACCAACGTGTAATATAGGTAAACAACTTTTCGTTTCTCCCATAAATTTGAGTCATTTCCATCTGAAAATTAGTAAATATTTGATTGTTATAATCGACATAATCTGGTTGCTGATTGGTCGGAATTTTTGTTGATACAGTAGTTTTGTTTATTGGACGTTGTTTAATAGAAGTTTTACGCGTCTGAGCTGCTCTCTTTGCTGCGGTGCTTCGCTCTAGTTTTCGTCCGGTTTCTCCTGTTAAAATTTCTCCGGTTTCCTGGTCAACATAACGCGATTTTGTGTATAGGTCTGGTGTTTTAATTTTGGCTAACCTTGCAACGCTTGACTTTGTAACACGTTTTGGCCTTGGTGGTAAAACATTTTCTGGAACTAAATAGCCACGTTGTTCCATCCTTTTAATCTGTCTGGATATTCTAGCTCGTTCTTTATTGTAAGCTTTCATTGTCTCAGATGCAGTGTTTTTTCTAGCCATTTAATCACCTCCATTTTGATAAATATAAAGGGAGGTATTACCTCCCTTTGTGTTTGTTATTCAATTGCTAACATGCAATCAACATAACTCTTTCCGCTTTTTGAAACACCAGATGTCTTTACAATGGTAAACGGCTCATCCTCGAACAGCATGAACATCTGTCCAAATGACCGCTTAAATGTTGCTGACTGACAGCACCAAACCTTTGTCGAACCGTCTACTGTTCCGATAACAGATAACAATTCGGATGTTTCACCCTTAGCGTTCTGGTCCTCGTAAAGTAAGTACCCAGAAACTGCCATTTGTGTATGGTCTGGTACATCCTTAACGGATGTAATTCCTGGGTCCTGAGTCATAAGATACTTTTCTACCTTTGTGAAATCTCTGCTGGTCTGTAAAATTGTCATTGTTCATTCCTCCTGTTAGGTTAGTTTGCTTTCTTCTGCTGAGATTCTGGTCGAGTTACTTCCACTGCCATTTCCATAAACTGCTTAACCGTTATCCCCATGACCTTTTCGTCATGTTCAAGGGATACAACGATGGATGGGTGATAATCGGGGTCGGTATTCTCTTTAACGGCAAGTTTAAGAGCCTTCTCTTTGTCCTCAATCTTGGACGGCACAACGTATGTGCGATTACTTGCTTCTCCTGCCGATTCAGATACACCAAGTACGGTGATATTAGTGGATACAATTGTTCTTGTTACCATTGGTTCTCTCTTTGCTGCTTTTACTTCTGTCATTTTTCTTTCCTCCGTTTTCTTTGTTATTGGGTTGTATAATAAGCGGTCGGCACGTGGGATGCTTTTTATTTTTTCCGCTTACCATCAATGGGTATTATGGTTAGGTGAATGATAGATACTTGGTCTGTATGAATAAAACCTAATAATGTATCCGGGTCTGTTATTGGCCCTAGATAGTCCGTTCTTATGGTGAGCATGTATTCATCGGTTAAGACGTAGATTGTTGCATAGGCTGAACCTGTATGAAGAACATAAGAACTTACTACTTTGGTTCCGTAGACCAGTTGTTCATATAGGGTTTTTATCATCTTATTCACCTCCCCTACTATTAATTATATAGTAGGGGTGTGAACAAAGTATGAACAAACTTTTAATAAATTATGAATTTCTGCTCGTCCATCAAATGTTAATTTTGATTCCAGGGTTTAAAAGCCCTAATCTTCCCAATTAGTCCTAATGCGTCTCCGTCAAAGCATATTGCTCTATCGTCTATATAGCAGATTGCAGGCGGCTTGTGTGCAACTACATCATCAACCACAATATGGTTATCTCTCAAATAGCGCCTAACCGCTCCCATACCCTCTGGCCTTGCACATCTGGTAGATACCACAATTACCTCGTACCCTTCCATACGTAAGTAATTGATTGCTGCCTGTATCTCTGGCACAACCGAGTCTGGTATAAATGATATACCCTGCCACCCGCTTGTGTAACTATGTATCACTCCATCAAAATCAAATACTATCGTCTTTTTATCCATGGCTTATTCCTCCTTCAAATCCTAATTTTGTCAAATAACTTCATTTTTTCTCCTTTATCTGATACTATCCCGCTCGCGGAAACTGTTGCAGAAAAATACTTCATGGATTCTTTCGGGTGTGAACGTCTCGCACTCACGGCAGTTATACCGTTCGCAGTTTATAACTGCACAATCTCTACATAGACACATATCCTCTGTTTGTTTACTGCACTTTGCCATTCCTTTCTCCTTTATCTAGTAATATATAATTCTCCAGATTGTGCCAAACGTGGTGTAACTGCTTTATTGTCTACGACTAAATAGTTTACACCAGTCTGCTGGTCTACGTAATACCATACTCTGTCTTTATACAAAAATGGTGTAGATGCACACTTTACCCAATAAAGCACACCAGCTAGCATTATTGCTAAAATGATTGTTGTAAAAATACCTTTCATTATTTCACCTCCTTTCTTTTTATGGTTTATATTACTCTGCGTCACCTCCTTTAATTCTTCCCACTAATTTTCTTCATTAATAAACCTCTCATAAAATTCTTCGTCAACTGGTATTAACAATTCTATGCATTTATGCGTACTGTATTCCGTTACCCTTGTTACCTTACCACTAGCTAATAAATCATTATTAAAGTACCCACAAAAATCATTATTAAAGTACCCACAAATCTGTGGTTTAATACCAAAAGCTGACCATAAAGCACATTTTGGCGTAGTCGAACCGATTGTGTTAGAAACAATAAAATTACAAAATACCTGTAACTTTTCAGTATTTGATAACTCTAATTCTTTAAACTTCATATCTTAATCCTCCATAATTTCTATAAGAGCGATACATTCTTGTATCATACGCATTTTTCCATCGTATACCCCTATCAAATATTCGTCACCATCTAATACGTTTGCTGATAAATGTAGATAGCGAGCATATTTTACCCTCAAACTTTTAATAATATCCTCTTTAATTAATTTCTTCATATCTTAATCCTCCTTATGTTTTAAGCTTAACTCCTTGTTTCTATAAATATTATAACATGATTACTGTTAAATGTCAAGAGATTTATAAAATTATATTTAAATATTTTTTCGATGTTAAGAGTAATGGGTC